GCAGTCGCCCCATCCAGCGATGCAACAGTGGCTGTTGTTGATGTTGTAGGATCGGCTGCTGAAGTAGCAATGACCACGTAGCGACGACCGTCGACAGTGTCCATGATCACATCATTTACACCAATAGCATTAGATGCTGCGTCGAAATTCAAGACCATTTGGTCGCCAGAAACGCCATTAACGCCTGTAGAGTTTACAGCAACCAGTCTATGACGGCGGCCCTCTTCAAAGTATTCAATCTGGTCGGCAGAACCGCCAGAGTTAATTGCACCAGTAAGCTTCAAGAAGCCAGTGATGCCTTGTTCACCATAAGTGTGAACGAGTTCTTCCAAGACCTCTGGCTTGTTATGATCAAGCAGAGTGTCAATGGTAGTGTATTTTTCGGGAGTCAGTCTAAGATCCGCATTTGCAATATCCAAACCGCTCGCCGCAGCAGCAATAGTAGCCATGATTATCTAGTTTTAGATTTTAAAAGTTAGTCGGTTCGAGTTCCGTCCCATGATATTTTTGAGCTGCTCTCCGAGAGAGTTAGCGTTGGGATCAGAACTCTGTTGAGGAACCTGAGTCGAGACATTGGCTGCGTTCTGCACCACACCCTTCTGACCATCACTAAGGCCTTGCCTATAAGTAGACGCTACAATAGCATCGATGTTGTCAAGAATGGCGCGATGAGAGTTGAGCTTGTCAAAGTCCCAGCTTCCATCGTTGTGGACGTATGCGTCAAAGTACTCGTCAAGACGAGCGTTCTTATTCACAAGGTCCTGTTTGTATCGGTCATCCAATCCGAAAGTGAAAGTCTTGTCATTGCCCAGATCGAACTCCAATCCAGTCAAATCATTGACTTCCTGCCTCATAGTTGAGACCCACTCGTCATTGATGAAGCTTTCTTTTTCTGCAGGCTTTTCCTTAACCTCAGGAGCTGCATATCTCATGCGTTGCTCTTCAATCTGATTCTTGGCATTGGCTGCATCGACCTTCATCTGAAGGGCTCCAATTTTGACTTCATCCTCTGAGTACTTGCTTGGATCGAGCTTGTACTTGTTCAGAACGAGAGTGTTTACCTCATCGGCAGAAAGATTAGGATACTGCAGCGCCATGTCTACCTTGACCAAAGTCGCATCATCCATCTCGGATGTGCTCAATGATTGATAAGTAAACCAGTCCTTGGGAGCTCTTCCTGTCTCCGCTACGAACTTGGCGATTGCCTCCACCCTTTCATCCAATGGGTTTTCTTTAGGCATGAGGTCTTCAAGAGAAGCCACTTCTCTATTGAGCTTCTCGCTCAAGTATGAGATGACAGCTTGCTCCATGTCCTCCTCACTATATTCTTCATCGTCAGCATCATTTTGCTGCGTGAATTCACTTTGACTAACCTGCTCAACTTGCTCAGAAACAGGCTGTTCTGCCTGTGGCTCAGGAGTGCTTTCTACCTGAGGCTCTGCAACTGGCTCTGGGTTAGGTTCAGAAACCACTGGAGACTCCTGTTGGGGAGCCTCTTCAGTTGGTGTTTCTACTTGTGGCTCGGCAGACATAGCTGCAGCGAGCGCATCGGGAGAGTCGTATACTTCGAACCCTCCAATGGTGTCTCTATTTTCGTTCATTGTATTTAATTAGTTGTTGTCAGTTTATCCCTTTTGACGGGGGGCATAGTAGCAAACACAAGTTCCGCTGTTCAACTCTACGAAATCCCATCTACCATAGATGGTAACACCCTTTGGAAAGGTGATAGATGTGGTTACGTCAGTTGCATTGCCTGCCTCACCAAATCCCCCAGTAGCGCTGTCGTGATCATTCTCTGCGGTTACAGTACTGATTGATCCAATCTCACCATTTAGAGTTTGAAGATTTTGGAAAGTTGTGTCAGCAAGCATGGTGATTGCGCCTACATATCGAGTTGCACTGCCTCCATTCAAATCAACAATATCTCCGTCTCCATTTAAAAGAGATGAACCAAACTGTCCAGTTGAGAACATGTTGAATGTTGCGCCGTGTGCTGTGTTATCTGCCATATCTCAATTATTAGTTTTGGTTGAATGGTCCTGCAGCAGAGCTGTCCAATCCGAACACACCGAACTCCACCATCTGATCCACTTTGGTGCCGTATACTCTGTATGATTTATCCACTGCAACGGGGATAAAGCAAAACTCAGAGCCACCCACCTTTGCCACAAGACCATCATTATCTGTGTCATTGTAGATGTACACGTACTGCTCCTTCTCTGTTTCGAGATTCTTGAGGAACAGATATGCTGATTCGGTCTTGTCGTTGGCTGTGTAGACTTCAAGAGCATTTGCATGCACAGCAGTCTTTACAACCTTAGCTCTGCTTAGGATGCCAGAGTCTGCGGCTCCAGAGAAATCTGCAGACACGTTTACAGGGCTTGCCAAAACGGAAGCACTGCTCAACGTCAATGTCGCTCTAAGCGTAGCCATTCTTATTCAAAAATAACCAGGTACTCAACAGTCAGAGCAGTGGCAACGCTTGGAGTAACCTTGATGTCTTGGTCTCCATTGAATGGGAGTAAAGCCCAGTCTCCAGCATACAGTCTGCCAAGAAGCTGAGCCTCAACAGTGATGGCAATGTTTTCTGTGGCGACAGTGCTGGTGTTTCTGATGTAGACTTTGTGAGCCTTGTCATCAGCGTAGTCAGCCTTGTCAACCAAAGTTGCGATACTGGTGGAGGTGTAAGTCTTGCGACCAACGCCAGTGGTTTGATCCAAGCCAGTCACAGTGCCAGCCTTGGTGAGTGTTGCCGTAGTGGACAACGAAAGCGCATCACCTGTGAGGTCCGCGCTTGAAAGTGTCAATGTTGCAGTTGTTGTTGCCATAATCGATAGTTATTTCGACAAATATACTTATTATTTACTTCTTCTTTTTCTTACCCTTGCCTGCTCTAATCTTAGCAGCTTCGCGCTTTCCGAATGCAGACTTCACTCTCGCCATCGCCCATGCATGCTGAGAAACCTTCGGCCTGTTGCCCGAGCTCATGTAGGCAGCAAGGCCTCTACGATACACTTGTTTTTGTGCAGGGCTAAGACTTGCAAAGCTTTTGCCTTTCTTCTTCTTGGACTTGCCCCCTTTCTTAAGTACAATCATATCTTATCTCTTTGTGCCATAAGCTTTTTCAATCTAGCTTCTACAGCGGGTGGGAATCCTTTCTTCTTTCTTTTGGCTTTGGTGCCTCTGTACTTTTTGTAGATGTCAGAGATCTGTTTCATAAGCTGTTTTCTCTTACCTACATTGGCACTGCCGCGAGTATACTTTGGATTAAACTTCATCCCCTTAGCCGCAGACTTAGGCTTTTTGCCAGCCTTCTTCATGGAGATAGCAATCGCTGCTTGTTGTGCTGCACTTTTTGCCATTACGATTTAGGGTGATTAGCAAGTTTAAACTTCGCTTTTTTTACAGCTCCAGGGTGTGGGGCGTAGTCGCCCTTCATAAGATAGTAACGGCCCTGCTCTTCCATCCAGTGATATCCTGAAGGCGGATCTACCGATACCTTCTTGCTACTGATAGAAAGCTTACCTCCCTTTTTGTATTTGACAACTCGAGCCATACAGCAAATATAATTAATCTACAGTATTGATTTTGCCAATGTTTGCGGTAGCAACTGTATTGACCTTGGCGATACTTCCAGAAGCAACCCCACTAACCTTGTGCCCATACCCAGACACACCAGGCGTAAAATCAATAAATATTGTAGTGCTATAATCTACACCAGCTGAAACGCTGTCAGAAGTAGCTGTATTTTGAGCATCTGAATCGTACTCTACAACAGCAACCGTAAAGTTGTCGTTGCTACTGATGTCTGAAAGGGCTGTAGAGTTCAGAGTAATAGCGTTATTAGCACTGAGGTTCCATGTTGTAACCTCCGCAGAATAAGGCGTGCTGTAATCTATGCTTGAAAAGAACTCAGAAGCAGCTAAAGCCGTGCTTCCGTCACCACTCATAGCCGTGCTTTTTAGAAGTATAACATCAGCATCATTGCCTGCCGAGTGTCCTCTAATATTTAGAGTAGCGCTACTAGGAGCCACGCTTATACTACTGGTATCAAAATGAATAAATATTCTGCGAAACTTATGAGTTCCACCACCTCTTCCAGAAGAAAAGAAATGCTGAATAGCAAATTGGTCGTTCCCCGAAGGATTATCCGCAACAGAACCAGCGTTACCAGTTCTTGCTGTAGAAAAACTGCTTGATCCAACACCGTCTCCTTCACCAACTCTATTTGCGTTAAGCGTAGGCATCAGTATTGTTTTTTAGGCATGTAGTACCTAGATGAAGTAAAGTAGTTGTTTGATGATGGGTCAACATCTATAACCTCATACTCAACGCCATCTATATTGTGAATGGTGCTTTCATCTGGGTTGTTGTTCCACCAAGTGACCTTCGCCCCAGATTTAACAAAGGACCCTACATTATCTGAAAACCTGCTCCAGTCCTCCTCTCCCCATGTGTCATAGAATACACCATCGTATGTAGACAGGGAGTCCTTTACTTCAAACCAATCGCCTTCTACTATGGTAACGTTGGGTTTGTCTTCAGCCCAAGCTCTAGCTCTTTCTAGGATCTGAGGATGTATCTCAACAATAGTGTGCGATGATATAGAGTTGGCTTGAATGTAGTCAGACGCCATACCCATGCCAAATCCTATTTCTAGAATATCACCTCCACCTGAGCAAACGTAATTCGCAGATCGCTCCATGATAGAAGACTCCCAATCCATCATGACCTCAAGCTTTACGCCAGAGTCGTAATAGTAGATTTCGTTTTCTTCAAACGTCAAAGACTTATCCTTGTACGCCATTATGCACTAACCTCTACAAACGCTCCGTCTGGATTGAAATAAATCTCTCTATTAGTCCCGTCAGTGCAGTAACCTATAACTCTAACTATGTCACCATTTCCAGAAGGAGCTGTATTTGTTATTTCTCCAGCCGTCCCTGACACATACAAAACGTCCCCTGTTGTAAAACCAGCCCAGCTTGGGTGTCTTGCCAATCCTTTTACAAGAAATCTTGGGCTATCGTCAACAATCGCTATAGCAAGCATGCCTGTAGATGTTGATGCTGCGTCTGCATCAGCCTCCTCCCACTGTTGGGATGAGTCTAAATAGTATAGCTTGCCTTGCTCTATGTCTCCATCAACGCCAGAGGGCCCACTACCAAATTGAACTGAATCACCATAGTACTGATCAGCGCCTGTTGGTGAAACTATTTGTCTTGCACCCGTGATCGTTAAAGTGCTACCATCAAATATTAGATTGCTTTCACCAGTTATTGCGCTAGTGCCATTCCCAGTAAGCACACCATTTGCAGTTAGAGTCGTAGCACCTGTGCCGCCCTTAGATACAGGTACAGTATCAGACAAAGTACTTCCTGCCGCAGTAACAGTAATTGCTGCCGTGCCATCGAAGTTTACTCCATTGATTGCTCTAGGCGTAGCCAAAGCTGTAGCTGTAGCTGCATTACCAGTTGTGCTCTGGTTAAGGGTCGGGACATTATTTGCATGGATTGTACCAGCCCCGTCAGATGTGAGATCTACAGGAATGGCATCAACAACCAAGTCAATTGTGCCATCACTGTCCTCGTATGTCGCAGAAATCCTAGTCTCTGTATTGCCGCTAAACATAGCGCCCACGATATCCTGCACCTGCTCAGTGCTAAGCTGAGTGTCTGCAGTCATGTCATCAACAACGAAGTCAATCGTTCCGTCGCTGTCTTCGTAAGTAACTGAGATGCGGGTCTCTGTGTTACCAGTAAGCATGGCGCCTACAATGTCTTGAACCTCTTCAGTCGTTAGCTGCGTGTTGGCAGTCATATCATCAACCACAAGATCAATCGTCCCGTCAGAGTCTTCGTAGGTGGCAGAGATTCTTGTCTCTGTATTTCCACTGAACATAGCCCCTACAATGTCTTGGACCTGCTCAGCAGTCAGCACCGTATCAGTGTCAGTAACTGTATTTGTGAAAGTGATCTTATCACCAGATCTGGCAATAGAAAGGCCAGTACCCGCCTCAAGAACTATGTCGTCGTTTACCCCAGCACTGTCAGACAGTCTGATCTTTTCCTCGTCACTGTTGTCTCCATCTACGCATGAGATAGAATATGATCTACCATCAGCACCTGCAGCACCAGTGGCTCCTGTTGCTCCCGTAGCACCAGTATCACCCTTGTCGCCCTTAGGGCCCTTAGATGTAACAGTAAAGCTATTTGCAACAGGCGAAGTAACAGAAACACTTGTAGAGGACTGAGTAAAACTGATAGAGTTACCTCCAGAAACAGAAACCTCTACTGTGTTCCCCCGCGTTGACGATACACTTACACTCATCTTCTTGCACTGCTAGTTGCTTTGGTGACATCCTCATTGATGATAAATGACCCACGCAATACGGTTGTGTGTGTGTCTACACCAGATGCTGTAGGAAGAATAAACTGCAAATCATAAACATGTCTGCCAGGAGGTACATTTCGCATTGTAGCCGCAGTAGCTTTAATGGTAACATTGCCGCTGTCATCAACAACAAACGGTTCAAAGTATGCACCACCAGGAACCTCCTCAGTATTCAGGTTAGCACCCTTCAATCCTCTTTCGGTTGTTGCAATCAAAGGACTTCTGGATCTTCTGCCTGTGGCCCACACCTGCATAACAAAAGCATAGTTTGAAGTAGCAAGGGTCAGCCCTGTTCCGTTAGAATCCTTCAGCGTTACGGTAAGTTCAAAGGTATCTCCCTGACGACAGGTAATGTCAAGAACTTCTGATACATCTAGGTTTACTGAATTAGACATCTTGCATATTCGTTAGCGCGTTTCTCATTGGATTACCATCATTCTCTTTAAGCTCCGTTCTCTGCCCCTTTCTTTGAGAGATAAGCTTTGATTGCTCAATTGCCTGCTTCTCAACCCTTTCATCTTTACGGTCCTCCTTGAGAACTTCAATCTTCTCCTTGAACTCTTCGTCGGTTTCCTTAAATCCGAGTGTAGCCTTGGCTCTGATGGTTTCAATCTCTTTATTGAACTCGTGACGCACAGCGGCCATCTGAGCATCAAGCTGAGCCTTAAGCTGCATCTTTTGCGCTTCAATCTGAGCTTCTGCTTGCAGCTTCTGACTTTCCATCTGCATCTGCATAGCTTGTGACTGCTGTGCCATCTGAGCTTGCATCTGTTGCTGCTGAGCAGCCATGGCTTGAGCCTGCTGAATCTTTTTCTTCCTACGCACGACAAGCAGCCTTTCAGCTTGATTGACATCTTTGAGCTCTCTGATTGCCATGGCGTCTTCTAGATCAATTTCTTTTTGACCCAGTGAAATCTGAATTGCTTGCTCAAGATATGCCTGGTCCTTGTCATCCATATCCTTCTGGACCTGAACGCCAAAGTTGTACATAGGCAACCTAGAGAAGCTAGTGAGAATGCTCATGTTGGTTTCTCCGATGGCATTCTTATACACCTCCATGATCACAGATTCTTCGGGAAGGATCTGCAAACACTTGACAATGTCGTTGCATACATTCTTATACAGAATCATAGACGCATTAGTGATGTCATACGTAGCATTGTTTGATGCTGCGATAGCCTGCTCACGAACCCCCACCAAGGCTTCCGACTTTGGCGTGCTTGCATCCACAACCTCGTTGATCCCCGTGGTATCACGAATCATTCTTAGGTAGTGGTTGTACAGCCCAACAAGTTCATTAATGTTTCTAATACTGTTCCCAATCTCACGAATAGGTGGGTTTTGAAAACCACCTTCTGGGTTCTTGCTCCTATAGTAGAAGACACCAGTTTGCTCGTAGATGTCATGCAGGTCCAGTGGCTGTAACTCACCACCCTTTCCAAGTTGCACATTCTCAAGACCCTCAATGTCAATGATCAAGCCATCTGGCTTTGCCTTGGCAATGGCTTGCTGAATCTTAAGGTGGGTCAGCTGCAGCATATCTGCAAACCCAATGCAACTAGACACCATGGACTTAGGCATCATCTCTGTCATGTTTGTTGCTACCACAGAGTATGACATTCTAGCTTTGCTGATGTCGTGAATGTTTTTAGGCACATTGTGCATTCTGCCATAACCAAACAGATAGTCAGTGCCAAGAACAAAGTACCCCTTGTATACATTGACAATCTCCATCTTGTGTGGCTTGCGCTCAAACACACTGCCCGCTTTTTCTTTATAGTCGAAGCCTTGGTAAAAGAAGTTTCTGTTGCCAAACCTGTTTTCTTTCTCCTCAAAAAACATGCAGTCGGTAGACAAAAACTCAAACTCCAAAACATCTACAGAATACTCATCGTAATCGTAGACATTTCTACCCATCTTTTGATCATAGTGATAGCCCGAACCCATTTTGCCAGTGACCTTCTTGGCAATCTTCTGAAAGTCCTCTTCCTCTAGCTCTGCACTGGCAAGGCGCTTAAGTTCTTGAATGGGCATGCTGCGAACATGGCCTGCATACGTGATGTCCTCAAAGCTGGGATCATCTGTTTGACTGTGGATGAAGTCTTTTGGGTCAACGTAGTGTGTCTTAATACCATAGTTGGGATCGTTAGATCTCTTTACCACGGCCATGCCGTTGGTTGCAAGATCATTTACACAACGCCTGAATGTGTTGTCATCAAAATTGTTCCAAGACAAGGTCATGTCTGTAGCAATCTGAGCTGCAATCTCAGCGTCGCTCTTCACATTTTCACCCATAAAGATCTCCGCCTCAGCCTCTGTGTCGGGAATCATCGACGGGTCCATACCAACAGTAGCGCCAGTCTTTTGCTGAAACGCCATAAGCTGCTTTTTCAATGCAACTTGAATCTCAATTCTTTTTTTGTCTCTATTCTTTTCAGAAGAAGACAATGGATCAATGGCTTCTAGATTGGGATAAAGATTTCTGCCGAGAATCTTATTTACCACAATCCGCACAAACTTTGGAAGAATCGGAACAGGAGTGAAGTCAAGATTCATCAGGCTGCCATCTCCCGCATTGGGGTCAGTGTTGTTCAGCAGCCTTTTGTAAATGCTGGTGTCTTGCACACCTGTGGCGTAATCTTTGTTTCGCTTGAACAAATCATAGCGCTTTGAAAACAAAGAATTGCTATCAGATCTTTTGCCCCACTGAGACTCAATAGCTTTAGCATATCTCAACCCATACGCCTTGCTCTCCTTCTGTTCTTGAGAAGCAAGTGGATCGGGGAAGTTCTTCTTACCGCTATATTGTTTCATTTACAAAAGAGTATATGGCACAAATATAAGGAATTAGCCTATGACCTTATATCGTCTAAAAAAGCGCCGTTCATCAAACGATTTTACCTTTTTCTTTTTCACTTTTTGAGCAGCCAAAAGAGCAAGACCCGAACTAATCGTCAAGTCAAACTTTGTCCTGTTATCTATCTTGTAGGCTATCCAGTCTTCAAGAGTTTCATTGAAGTACATGTTGCCTACCTCGAGGGTTTCATGATTGATGCCAACATGATCATGTATGTACGACTCAATAGCATGAGCGTGAGATTGAATGATGTCTTGAGAGTTTGAAGGAATACCCTTGGTCTTCACCTTTACCTTGGCGCTGCTTGTCTTTAGATGCTGTGGCCTGTCCATTAAGTAGCCATCGTAACCTCTTGATTCAAAGTATCTTGCGATGCCGTACTTGTTGTTTTCAATTAAGAGTGGATAGCCATAAAAGAAAGCAGCCATCAGCACGTCCTCATAAAAGATTTTTGCTAGAGGTGGTCGTGAAGCGTACTCCAAAACAAACATGTTTGATGGATGCTCCATATGAAACTTGTTGTACAGATGAAGAGCACCCTTTGACCCCCTGCCGTCTACCGTAGCATCGAGATCGTATGAGTCAACACCACCGCAACCCATCTCGGCATTAGGTGCAACGCGCTTGCCCCTTACAGTTGTGTTCTTATTACGCAACTCAATAGGTGGCATCCAAGCAACTTTAAACCTGCCATTAGGATCTGGCGTGAAGATCACCTCTGTATCCTGTACTCCACCCTTCCAGATAAAGTTGCCTACAACGACAGGATTAGGAAACAACTCTTCGTTGTGTTCTATCTGCTCGTAGATCTTACCAATGTTAAATACGCTACCCTCTATGCTGTCCCTGAAGGCCTCATCAGCTGTAAATGGAAACTGACGAATGACCTCGTTCATCTCTGAAGCATTGTGCTTCAGTGACGATCTTTCGTTTTTGAGGTACGTCTTCGCTCCGATATCAATAGTATCACCATCAAGACCAGATAGTACAGTATCAGGATCTTCAACGACTGGGTGTCCATGGGAGTCGAAGAAGCCTTCAAGAGATTCATACGCAGGGATAAACAAACGATATAGACCACTACGAGTTCTGCCATTGTTATTTCTCTCTAGTGGGTTAGAGTCTTCCCACAAACTTTTATATTCTTTGCCGCCCTTGGACATGGGGTTCACGGTGCTGCCCACCAGGGCTTTACCTACAATCTTCTTACCCACAATCAAACATGTCCGCTGTATTCTCCAAGCGTCCCTGATGTCTGTAGGCTTCTCCCACTTACCCGCCTCGTCCAAGTACAAGATATGAAGCTTCTCACCATCATACGCATTGTTCGTGGTGTTCTTCCAGTTGATAACCGTATTAAGTGCCTCGCCCTTTTGAGACGTCTTGTTGTTCTTGGTGATCCTTTTTGATGGCTCACGGAAAGCAAGCTCCATACGGGGGTTAGTCGTACCATCCTGGATAGGCTTGAAGAAGAATGGGTAGTGTCTAAACATATAGACCACCTTCTTCATGAAGATGTTTTCTTGCGCGTCTTTACCCGTCTTCGACTGGATTCCGAGGAGCTTATCCTTAATCTGCGTAGCTTCATCAACCAAGATTGAAGAACAGATATTAGTGTATCCAGAGCGACGGCACTTAGTGTAGAGCTGGCCGATGCAACGCGGGTCAGCCTCGCACGCAGCAAGGTGTATAAATATTTCACGTTGGAAGGCAAGGTAAGACGGATATCCAATATCCATCCTAGTCCATTGCAGCATCATGTAGTGCCGACCCGTAATATATGTAGGGACACCGTTATTAAA